CTGTAAGAGTTGCCGGTCGACTTGTCATAGAACATGTCGCCCTGGTGCTGTTCCTTCAGTGCTTCCGTCGTCCATTCGTTGGCCGGATAATTGTTAAGCGTCGGCGTGTAATCGTAGAAATATGTCTCGATTGCTCCGTCAAGTTGAGCCTGTATATCCGCGATGACCGCATCGTTTGACGCCTCGTATGCTGCAAGCTCGGCATGTGCTTCTCCCATGTACGTGTTCATGGTCTTGCCGCCGATCGTAGTAGAACCGCCGAGTGAAATCTCACCAGTGTCCAGGTTGATCCAGTTTCGACCAAGCTGATCAGACAGAATGCCGAACACGCCCATGGATGCATTCATGCCGTTGGCCGTGATGCCCGTCGTCCATTCCCAGTCCCTGCCATCAGCGGTCCGAGTCTTACTGATCGAGATGCCCTGTGTACCAATGCCAAGAGCGCCGTACATCGGGCTGTCTTCGTCCAGATTTTCGAACAGAATTGCAAGAACATCCTGCCGTGTAGCGATGTTATACTGTGCACGCAGCTGTGTCCGTGACGCATCCAGGAATCCTTTGACCTGTTCAGCGATCAGGCTTCCGTCTTTGTTGAAGATGTTTTTTGATCGGCTGACCATTTTTGTGACTTCTTTGGCAAAGTCTTCTTTGTAGTCTCCAAGCGTGACGTGTGTCACCTTCTCGCGCACACAGTCCCACACAAGCGAGATCACTCGCGCCGTGCTGGATATGTCGAGCCGTGAGTCACGACAGTGAATCGTATCTCCAAGCCGTACCACCTCAAGACTTGCATAGTCCCTGTACCACACGGACAGGATCTGCAGATTTTCGCTGTCCTGTATGTCTGCACCATCTGAATCCTGGAGCTTTTCCGTGTATGACTGAGCCATGTGCTGAATCAGCGCCATGTCGAAATCCATCGTCACCTTCGGAGTATCGATCCCTGTCGCAAATTCTTCTTGAGCTGCAGCTATAAGAGCAGCCTGCAGTTCTGCTTGATTGTGGCATACAATAATGCCGTCATCATCACCTTGGACATCTTCCGCCATTCGGATGTTTTCATAGGTGATTTCCTTCGTGTACACTTTCGCATAGCTGTTTATGTGCGAGCTGTCCACCCATGGCGCGGAGCCGGAAAGCATATGTCCGTTGTAAGCGATCGGAACGATTCTTGTCACCAGTTCGCTTGTGTCAACCACATAACTGACGCCTTGCAGGTTTCTTCCGTATCTTGCCTCGACGCCGTAATCACCGCCAACATGATCATTGATTATGACCGTGTAGTTATCAAAGAGAACTTCACCGCCCCACCGTTCAAGGAATGTCGGCGATTCGTTCCCCATGATTGCGTTCAGAAGATTCCGTCTGACAAAGTAAGCTGTGTTGATCGGAGTGATGTTCGACCGCCCGCTGTAAGGCGTGCCGGCGCACATGATATCAAGCGCCTGCTGACCCGTCTTATTGGTCGGACGGCAATCCAGAAGAAAAGCATCGTTTGCGGAGTCATAGAAAATGGGATAAGCGACAGCGCTCACCCCATTGTTTGACTTCTTTATGCTCTCGATTCTGTATAACTGCTCATCGTCCTGCCATGTCCTGACCTTCAAAACAGCTTCTTCTGTGACAAGCTTCCAGCGTCCCTCTTTGTCGATTGGAACCGTCAAGTCAATATGCCATGTCCCATTAAGTTCCGCCGTCAGCAGGCATGAATAGCACATAAGAACAGCATCGCCGTTTTTTTGGAAGTTTTCATTCCCTGCGGAATAGATTTGAATCATTTCATACGCACCTCCATTGCGGCTTAAGCGTGACTGTGAATCCGCTTGTAATTGATAAGCTGTTCATACCAGGCTGAAGCCACAGATCTTGATAGTCTCCTGTGACCATCGTATTGACCCATGTGGAACCGTCCTGGATGGCTAGCATCCGTTCTGTGTCTATCGTCAGATTTTGGTTGACTGTTGCAACCATCGTTTTGCCGTTGACTGTCAGCGTGCATTGTCCGGTACCTGTGATCTGGTAGATCGGTTTCGATACGCTGTAATCATTCTGCAGATTTGCCTGCAGAGGTATGGCAATATCTCCGCCATCAACATAAGTGTATCCTTCACAGATGAATGTGGCTGACACTTCGCCGATCGTGAATGCAATCCGCTCAGTGCTGTTGATCACAACACTCTTGACTCTATAATGGAATCCCGGATCATCTGAAAACGACAGATCACCGTTCAAACCAGACAGGAGCCATGCCTTTATGGCTCTGTATACTGTATGCCACTGGTTCCTGTTCGGATTACTGAAGGAAAACGTGATCTGTATCGCGATATCCTCAAATGCTTCGTCAGTGTCATAATATGATCCATCCATCCCGGCAACCGTGGACGCTGAAACTCTCCTTACGGGAGCAGGAACCGATGGCCTTGTCTTTGCATGGCATCCTACTGACTGATCAGTAATCCCGCCGTATGTTACGATAAAACTCATGCTCCCACCCCTTTCATGGAATTGTGTGACAGCATCGACAATCCATTGGATGCTGTGCTGACCAGATAGGCGTCAAATGCCTGGTCGCCGACCTGCAGGATCACATGCTGCTTTTGGGCTCCCTGTGCAGATACAACACTCTGGAAGTTGTCCAGCCTTCCGAGCACATCCCGCATTCTGGCATTGAGTACACTGCTTACATCTGACACTCCCGCGCCAACGTTTCCGATACTCTCCAATGTCCGCATCGAGTCCATGCTGATTGAGTTGACCATGCTCATGGATGCCTCAAAGCTTCCATCGTTAAGCGCTGTTTTCGCCGCTTTCATGGCCTCATACGCGGCATTTTGTGCGGATGATGTCACCTGTCCGATGTTTTCCTGCAAACCTTTTGCAAGACCTTCATCAAGGAATTCACCAATCTTCTCGAATTCTTTCGAAGGTGACCGAACTCCAAGGATGTTTCTGGCAGTGTTCAATGCGGACCGTGCAACTGCTGCCGCCGCGTCCATCGCTCTGGATCTGCCGGAATAAATGCCGTCAGCCAAGCCTGCAGACATGTAGTAACCGGTATTGTAGAATGCGTTATTCCAAGAGGAAGCAGCGTTTTGTGCTACGCTAGCAAGATTTCCTCCTGCGTTCGCGGCATTCCAAGTATTTGAGCTCAATCCAGAAGCATATTGGACTGCGGCATTATATCCAGCATTGTATAAATCGCTCGCAGAGTTTTCTGCTTCACGCTTTATTGCATCCAGAATCTCATTGATTGCATTTTTCGGTTCATAAGATACCTCATCAATGCCCTGTTTTAGAGAATGGTCAATGTCTTTGCCGATGTTGTAGGCCATGCTCTTGGAATTGTCGAGCTCTGTCTGCAGGTCTTCCAGAACCTTCTGCATACTTTTTACAGGAGATTCACGCATCTCACCGATACCTGCCGCCATATTTGTCGAGATAAGTCGACCAACAGCACGGAATATATCGGTTGCAGTATTTGCTGCTTCCTGCGCTGCTTCGATGACAGCCTCAGAAGCCTCTGCGACTACTTCTGACTTTGACTTAGCACCTTCTGCCTCTTTCTCTGCCAGAGTTTCACCGGCTTCCGCGCCGGTCTCTTCTGCTTTTGCCTTACCGGCGTCAGCGGCGCTCTGAGTGCCATCTTCTACAGCCTTCTTGTAATCTTCCAGAGATCCTGCAAAGCCGTTCTTGATGGCTTCCTCGTATTCTTTGCCGACAGCTGTATAGCTTGCAAGTGTTTCTGCTGAGCTCTGCAGTTCAAGGCCTTTTTCGTATTCCTGTGCGACCTGTTCAAACTGGCCTGTCTCATCCTTCGCGGCTTTCACAAGAGCGGCAACGGCTTCCTGTGTCTTCTCAGGCCCACCGGCTACCAGTTCATCATACAGAGCCTGCGGAAGCTCTTTACCTGCACGTTCGCCGAGATATTTCATGTTCTCGACCCAAGTCTGCAGGTCTGTGTTCCGGCTTTGCAGATTCGACACAATATTGTCTATTGCATCTACACCTTCTTCTCCGGAAGCATCCAATCCCTCAACAAAGGACTGCATGGATTGCCGAATGTTCTCGACCAGGCTGTTGTACTCGTCTATGATCGGCTGGACTTCATCAACACGGTTCTGGCACCACTCAGCAAAGTCTTCGTCTGACATCTGAAGCTGTTCCTGCAGGGCTTTCAGCTCTTCAATGGTCGAGCCGGACATCTCCTGGAATGCTTTGATGGCTTCAACTGCTTTAAGCTGTTCCTCCGCAAGATCTTCAGTGGATTTTTCAGTATCATCCAGCTGGGCTTCAAGTGCATCCAATGCAGACTCATATTCCAGTGTAGATCCTGCAGCGTCATCTGTTGCAGATGCCTCTTCTTGTAGTGATATACCGTGCTCCTTTGCAGACTGCGTAATCAGGTCGACTGTCTGCCTGGACTTATCAAGTGTTTCATTTGCTTCTTTCTGTTCCTTTTCCAGTTCAGAAGTATTTTCGAAGGTATCTTGAAGTGCTTCTGAATAAACGCCTTGTGCGATTAAGCCACTAGATATTTGTTCGTCAGCGTCTTTCTGGACTTCAGCTGTAGCTTTCGTTGCTTCTCTCAAGCCAGACTCTGCCATCTGAGCAGCAAGTTCCGCCTCGATCATGGCATTATAAGCCTCTGTGTGGGCTTTTATGTATGCCTGTGTCAATGCGATCTTCTGGGCGTTGCTTATAT